ATGGGTTCTGGTGCGGAAAAAACTATTGCGGCAATAGCTATTAGATTAGCATTTCTTCAAGTATCCAATTTGCCAAGAGCAAATTTCATTGTGCTTGACGAACCGGGAACAGCACTAGACGGAGAGAACATAGAAGGATTGACCAGAATATTAGAAATGGCAAAAAGTTGCTACGACGTTGTTTTGCTTATTTCCCATATGGATGCGTTGAAAGATATAGTTGATCAAATAATTATAATAGAAAAAAAGGATGGATATGCTTATGTCTCAATTTAAAATGGAAGTAATAGACATTGTTGATACCGAAGATGGTGGTGCTAAAGTCACATTAGAGTTAGATGATGAAACACGAAACTTTATAAAGAAACATAATGGTTGGAAAAGGTGGAGTACAAAAAAGTTTCAAACACTATTTATTGAAATACTGACAAAATATGCCGAGGTTCATGGAAAAGATAAAATCAATATTTAACTTCGTTAAGCAATATTGGAAGATCATGCTGGCTATAGCTTACATGATCTTTGTTCCGTTGTATTCTTATCAATCCACGGCAAAAATGAGACAAACTCTTGAAATATTACAAGAATCTTCCGATGGTCAAATAAAGATCTTGCAAGGTGCGATGGAAGAACAAAGAATACAATACGATAAGATGTTCAAGGAATATCAGGCAAAAATAGAAGAAGAGAAAAAAAGATATGATGATGAAATCGTTGAGTTAAGAAAAACTCAAGAAAAACATCAAAAGCTATTGAGCAAGAAGTTTAAAGAAAACCCGTCAGCTATCTCGGATGAACTCTCAAAAAGGTATGGTTTAAGTGCTAATTAGTTTATTATTATTGTGCAACTTAGCACAAGCAGAGGACTTTAAGCAATTAGAACAAGGTCAGCCAGCACCTTTCTCTGGCACCCTTATACGTCCAGAAGCCATGGCAACAATGTTCACGCAAGAAGATGCCAAGCTTGAACGATGCAAAATAGACAGCGAGCATATTCTTAAGGAAGAAAAAATAAAGTGTGAGCTAGAAGTGCAAAAGGTAACATACGACTTTACCATCTACAAAGAAACAAACGAAGCATTAATGATCGAGAAAGATAAAGAACTCGATAAGCTTTATGAAATTCTTAAAAAGAATCCAGCAAACCATACACCACTATGGATCGGCATTGGATTTATTGCCGGTATAGGAACATCAATCGGAATGATCTACGCTTACGAGCAAATGCAATAAATTATGAGCAGACACGCCAACATATCAAACATCCTTTATGTTTATGTCGAAAATAAGTTTTTAGATAGAGGCGAGGGATTAACTGAGGCAATTTGGCATGGAGTGTTTGCGAGAGAAGGTGAAGTTTTATTAACTCATTTGCTTTTAGAAACTGGCGCACACTGGACAGGTGTACCGCTTCATGGAATTCATCATAAAACTTCTTTTGTATCTAGAAAAAGTGGACAATTACAACCTTGGGGTAACATGGGCATAAACATAGACGTTACATGCTTAAACCACTTAGAAGGTCTTGATGTAAATTATTTTAAAGAAAATTTAAATGGATTATCAACCGGTATCGTAATTGATTGGTATGATGGTTTTAGTAGGTTGCCTCAACAACATAAGCCTTTACATTTAATTACCATGGAAGATGGAAACTATTATTTGCTTCCAAATAATTATTTAAGATGGAACGATCCTTCATTTACTAATGAAAAGCTTTGGGAAAAATGCAAAAACTATAAAAGAGGAAATGAAGTTTGGTATCCAGAGAATAAAATCAATAAATGAGGAATTATGAAAGATTTAAACGAAATAGCTAAAATAGAAAAAGCAATTTCTGAAAAATACGGAGAAGATGCAATAGCGAACCCAAAGCACAATTGGAACGAAGAAAAAGAAAAAGCATACATCGAACAACTAAAGGAACTTTCTCATATTGAAAAAAAGAATGATAATAATCAAAAAATCAATGTTAATGGTGTTTTTATTTCTAAAAAACTACTTAATAAAGATAGCAATAGAACTTGTCCAATTTGTGCCTTATACTCCTTTGATTTGAAGGATGATTTGTACATGAATAGGTTCGAATGCTGCTTCAAATGCCATGTTCAATGGGTTGAAGGAAGAGAAGAAAGATGGAAGGCAGGATGGAGGCCAAATAAAAAATGAAAATAACTATGACAAGATTAAAGGAAATAATTCAAGAAGAACTTGAAATGCATTCCGATGTTGATAGTGAACCCCATACTTGCGGTTCCGATATCGAAAGCGATGACGAAGGATATATGACCAAATCTCAATTATATAAGATTGGAAATTATGCCTTAGAGCTTCACGATATGATCAACGATTATGATGACTTGCCAGAATGGATGCAATCAAAAGTATCTCAAATGGCAGGAATGATTGGCGATGTAAAGCATGCTCTTGAATATGATCAGGAGTCTGAAGAGTTGCACCAAGACGAAGAGGTTTATGATTCTTATATGGGTGAAGATGGTGGGGAATCAATGGGGGAGGATTATTAATAAATGGCAACGACATACGAAATAATTCAAGGGCTTCATCAAGCAGCAGCAAATGTTTATGATGGTTCGCATGTTGAAAAGTACGCATCAGATGGTAAATCTCGTTCTGTTGGTCTTAAGAGAGAAGAAGGTGACCCACTATTGGATTCAAGAGTTATTGATGGATTCAAAATAAAGATAAGCGGCGATATGCTTACGGTTGTATATACCGCAGACATTAGATTGCAGGACGTATATATGACAAAAGATTTTGAAGGAGAAATGGAAACAATAATTGAAAAAATTGTTTCTTTCCTCAAAAAAGAATATAAGTCCATAACCAAAGATACAGTTACGCTTTCTCCAATTGGAGTCGTAAGTGTTTTGGTGCAGCCAGTTTCCAGACAGAGAACATCTGTTGAGGTAAAAAAGAATTACAAGATCGCATCGCTCAAAGATGTAGAGTCAGTATCTCCTCCGTCAGAAGACATTACAAGAGATATAACAAGAAAGTTTCTTGAACTGGGCAGAGAAAAAGCAAAGGCACCAATAAACGTTAGTACAAAAATAAAATAAGATGTTATGTATAAACTTACCAAACAGCAAATTCAAGATGAAATATTAAAGTGCGGTAAGAATCCAGTTTATTTTATAAATACATACACAAAAATCTCACACCCCCAAAGGGGTCCAATACCGTTTAGAATGTATCCTTTTCAAGAGGCTGCAATCAAAGACATTCAAGATCATAGATTCAACATAATTTTAAAGGCCAGACAGCTTGGTTTATCAACCGTAGTTGCTGGCTATGTTGCTTGGCTAATGTTGTTTCATAGAGACAAGAACGTTTTAGTCTTGGCAACAAAATTGTTGTCGGCCTCTAATCTTGTAAGAAAAGTAAAATATATTATCAAAAGTGTTCCTGCATGGTTGACGATTGCCACAGTAGCAATAGATAATAGAACTTCTTTTGAACTTTCAAATGGTTCTCAAATAAAGTCTTCTGCTACGTCTGGCGATGCAGGACGTTCAGAGGCACTGTCCCTTTTAGTCTTGGACGAAGCAGGATTTATCGAGGGGATGCAAGAGCTTTGGGCTGGCCTTTATCCAACGATGGCCACAGGTGGCCGTTGTGTTGCCATATCAACACCAAACGGAGTTGGAAATTGGTTTCATCAGGCATATATTGATGCCGAGAGTGGAACAAACGAGTTTAATCCAATCAAACTGCATTGGACGGTTCATCCGGACAGAAATCAAGAATGGTTTGAAAAAGAAACCAAAAACCTTTCCAAACGTGAAGTTGCACAAGAATATGAGTGCAGTTTTAATGCTTCTGGCGAAACAGTAATTGATGCTGCTGATCTTGAATATCTTTCTGCTGCCCATGAAGAACCAAAAATGAGACTTGGTATTGATAGGAATTTATGGGTCTGGAAAGAATACAATATAAAATGCAAATATCTTTTAGTTGCCGACGTAGCCCGTGGCGATGGAAAAGACTTTTCAGTTTTCCATATGTTAAACTTGAACACCATGGAACAAGCAGCAGAATATCAAGGCAAGTTAAATATAGAAGAATTTGCTAGACTATTATTTAACACAGGCACTCAGTACGGAAACTGTATGATAGTCGTAGAGAACAACAATCTTGGCTTTTCTATACTGGAAAAGCTTATAAGCATGGGGTACAAAAACGTATATCATTCTTCCAAAGGTTCGGCCGAGTTTGTGGAACAACATGCAGCAGAAAATATGTCAAATACGGTTCCCGGCTTTACAACTTCACACAAATCAAGACCATTGATCCTATCTAAGCTTGAAGAGTTTATTCGCTCAAAGATGATTAAAATAAATTCTATTCGATCTTATAACGAATTGACAACCTTTATTTGGCACCACGGTCGTCCACAAGCAATGTCAGGGTATAACGATGACTTAGTAATGTCCTTGGCAATTGCGTGTTGGGTTAAAGATACAGTTTTTTATGCAGCAACTATTGACATAGAATATCAAAAAGCTATCTTGACAAGTATGACAAAATCGAATAAAGTACTAAGTACAAGTATACCCGGAATGCTACACTATGACAGGTCCAGCAGATATGCTGAAGATGTGATAAAGCAGCGTGAATTGCAAAAAGACTTTCTATGGATATTTAAGGGATAATAATGGCAGATAGCAAAATAAAAAATACTAGAAATACTGATTCGATATTGTTCAAACAATTGACAAAATTGTTCTCTGGGCCAATTTCGAACTATAACCAACAAACACAAAGTCGTTATAGAAGAACACAGCTAGACAAATTTTCATTTAAATCCGCACAAGGATTAGAATTTAAGAAAGCAGAGTATCAGACTTATGAAAATATGTCTGCAAAAACAATGCAGGCTCAGAATCGTGGAGATAGATATATCGATTTTGATCAAATGGAATATATGGCAGAAATCGCATCAGCCCTAGACGTTTATGCTGATGAAATCACAACGTCTAACGAATTGACAAACATGTTAAGAATTAAATGTCCAAACGAAGAAATCAGAGCAGTATTGGAAACTCTCTATTTTAAGACACTTAATCTTGAATCAAACTTGTTTAGTTGGTCGAGAAATATGTGCAAATATGGCGATTTCTTTTTGTATCTAGATATAGATGATAAGCTTGGCGTAACTAGCGGCCTCGGCCTTCCTTCAAGCCAAATCGAAAGAATGGAAGGAAAAGATAAGACAAACTCAAACTATGTACAGTTTCAATGGAATTCTGGTGGCTTAACTTTCGAAAATTGGCAAATTGCACACTTTAGAGTTCTTGGCAATGACAAACATTCTCCATATGGAACTTCCATATTGGACTCAGCAAGAAGAACGTGGAGACAATTAACGCTTCTTGAAGATGCCATGATGGCATATAGAATAACTCGATCACCAGAAAGAAAAGTGTTCTACATTGATATAGGCACCGTGCCACCAGAAGATGTAGAGCAATACATGCAGAAAGTCATGACACAAATGAAGAGAAATCAGATTCTTGATTCCACTACTGGTCGTGTTGACTTGCGTTATAATCCAACTTCTGTTGACGAAGATTACTTTATTCCAGTTCGTGGTGGGGTAAATAATACTAAAATAGAAGCTCTTCCCGGTGGCAATTTTGCTTCTGCGATAGAGGACGTAAAATATCTTAGAGACAAACTATTTGCTGCCTTGAAAGTTCCAATGTCGTATCTTATTAGAGGCGATGGGGCAACAGAAGATAAAACAACTCTAGCACAAAAAGACATTCGATTTGCTAGAACGATTCAAAGATTACAAAGAGTTATTGTTGCTGAGCTAGAAAAGATTGGAGTTATTCATCTATATACACTTGGATTCCGTGGAACAGATTTAATTTCGTTTAAACTTTCTTTAAACAATCCTTCCAAGATTGCAGCACTTCAAGAACTTGATCATTGGAAAACAAAATTTGATGTTGCATCTGCTGCAACAGAAGGATATTTTTCTAAGCACTGGATTGCTCAAAACATATTTGCTCTTTCTGATGAGCAGATTGTCAAAAATCAGAGAGAAATG